TGTATTTATCAACTAAACTTATTTCGTGAGCTTAACATTTTGTGAGAACCTTACCCCCGTTCCAGAACAATTGTAACGCAATCGCAAACCGAGTGGGAGTTTATAAAAGGAAATAGGGGATCTATAATCGAAAATTCGAAATGTACGAGGATTGAATTCCAAAAGTACATTTTTTTGTAGAGATTTAAAAACTGTTTAAATGGGTTTTAAAACAACTTTAAATCGCTTTTAGGATTAGACAGATCATAACCTCACTTTATACATTCAAACTAAATTTAGCCTGTCTCCCTTTCAGTAACGCCTTAGTGGGCTTGATATTATTCTTATATAAGTGTACATTTCCCAAGAACAACGTAATGCTTTTGAGTGGCAACTTGATCTGTTTACTGATTAAGTACAAGTGATAAATATCTGCTGGGAGGCCAAGCGAAGCATCCGAGCTGCGTTGGTAGGCACTGATGATCAACTTACCTTTTTCAATTTGAAACTGAATGAGCGACAGGCACGGCTGCTGGTTACTCTCCTGGTTCGTCGCTCCCAAGAACATTACGTAATTCTTACTGCTGCGCTTCTCAAGGTTGATTTTCTTTATTAAGGTTGGCAATTGCTCAAAATAGGTCGGGTAAGAGTTCACCAGTATAGGACCACAATAATCCCACCAAGTGATTCCTACTTCACGATACGCCTCTGTCATTCGTTCTCCCACCATAAAGAGATTGAGCTCATCTTTGAGCTTCTTACGTGCCATAGGATGCCCCTCGAAAACCTCGAGCAGATCAATTGCTTTCAACGTTAATTTCTTATTTAAAAGATATTTAATAATCCCTTTCTTGTTAGTTTGGGTTTTGCCGTTTTTTAAAATGTCACTAAGCATTTGGTGATATTTATTCATAACTATATATTTGTAATTCTCAGGTAAATATTAAGGTGCCAAAACACCAGCTAAACAAGGAAATAATAACTCCCTTGGCTTGGTGTTTTGGCACCTTAATTGTTTTGCTGTGGCCTGAGAAATTACAGCAGTCAAAGTCAAGGGTTTTTATACCCTCTTTTATTACTCATCCTCCTCAATGCTTTTTACTGAATGATCCTTTTCTAATTTTGATAAAAACCAGTTTATTCCTTTACCAAACCATGTAAGCGTATTTCGTAACTGATTCTTTCCAGTAACACCACTTATAGTTTCATCTATATTACCATAATTTATGCCCTTAGGGAAGCGCATTAAATCGTTTAAGATAAAAAGCAAACAAGCGTTAAGAGTTTGATCTATACTTGTGGCTAATCGCCATAAATAGTCTGAAAAAGTAGGTTCATCCACTTCATTTTTTCTTAATAGACAAATAGTAAATGCGTACATCACTCCAAACCACAAAAAGTATTTTAAAGCAAAATAGGCAATAGCAAAAACGAGTATTGATTTGATTAATTTTTTCATTTTAATAACTTTTAGAGATATAACTTTCAATGTATTTAATAATCCCACCCAGCAGTTCAGCACTGACATAGGCATTTGGTTTTCTGGTTTGTAAATCTCTTAAGGCCGATTTCCACCATCCTAGAACTAAAAAATTCTGAGAAGGTGCAAAAAAATCTGACACAGCTTTCTTGACAACATCTGAAGCTTCTAGGATCACCAGTTTTGCGCCCTGCATGTCTGAGAAGCGTTGGCCATCGATCCGCCGTTGTGGGTACTTCATTGCTTGATAAATCTCATGTAATTTATCAGTGCTTTTTTGATCAACAACCATCATAATCTCAGGATTCAATTTTTCTATTTCGTTAATGAGTTCTTGTCTTGTCATTTTCAATATACTTTTACGTTAATATTTGAGGCTTGGAATACTCGATAGCTCGTGAAATTCATGAATATATTTGTGAGACCTACGCTACCGTTATAGACAGCGACCGAAACCCCATTTTTAAAAACCTCATATTTATTTGGCAATAAAACAACATCGATAACATCGCCTACAGAGATTGCAGGAGTTGCTAGTCGAGATCCGCCAGGAGCATAAATCTGTATTGTTGAGCCCGCAACATACACCCTTGGATCTCCAGTAGAGACTGCATTGTTTTGACTGTTCATTTTAATCATACAGTGAGCTGTTGATGCACCGCTTAAACGATCAACTGTAAATGAAAACTCCAGTTTCTGAGAGCTTGTAAAGGGCCCAAAATAGGCATGCTCATTCCAGCCATTACCACCAGTGTTTTCAGCTTGGTACCCTCCTTCTAAAACAACTGAAGCATTATTTGAACCTGTCTTTCTCCATAGTTCTGGCCCCGTACCACTAGTGATGGGTGTATAAAATTGAATATCAGAAGCTCCAATCGTAAAAACCTCTTGTTGTCTATTAGGAGCTTCAATAGTGATTTCATAATTTTGAACTTCTACATTTGTGATCAAATCTAAAGTCAATTCATCAAATGTATTGGAAGCTATCGAGATTTCAGCCCCAGATGCGTTTGGCGCGCTGAAACTCACTTTTGATACATAGTCCAGAAACTCTCCGTTTATGATTATTTGAGAGGTACTACTAATCGCTACAACTTCTGGCGAAACCTTATTTACAATAAAACGTGGTGTATAAAAAAGTGAACCTGCGCCGCTTTCGCTCTCCGCCCCACCACTATTAAAAAGTTTAGATAATTCGACCAATAAATCATTTCGGTTGCCATTAAAATCAGCTCCATTTATAGAAGTAATTTCATCAAAATACACTTTTATTGCCTCACCTTCATCTTGGTTTGTTGGTGTTTTACTAATAAGAACTCCTTTTTTATTTCTTGGATGTTTGTTTATAAAAACATCCGTCGCAATAATATGCTCAACTTCATCATTATCAGTCTTAATAATAATATTTCCTGCTGTTGTTTTTTCGATTTTCATTTTTAAATTATTTTATAAGTTTTCCAACTCGTATCATGTCAAGCTTTATCTTTTAATAAATCTTCATTTGTGCGTATTCTCCATTTATTTGCTGCAATTCCCCAAGGAGCGGCCTCTTTGCGTTTTGCTAAAAATATAATTTGTATTTCGACCTTTTCTTTTGCCGTTCGTGTTAAACCTACAGGAAGTTGTGCTTCTACTTCCAACGCAAAACTGTCTATTTCTGCATAAGTGAAAGTTTGCAAGGACCAATCCTGTTTTTGCTCTAGCCAAGCTAGTTGCTCTTTGGTTTCAAATAAAGGAAATCCATCTGAACCTAATTGAGGCGCACCTTCGGAGTTAAATATCTGTATTTTGACATCACAATAACCCACAAGGTCAGTTCTTACCTTATAGGTTCTTTCTTGTTTCTGCTCGTCGTCTTTTAATAACTTAACAATTACATGTAAATATGCATGCTTATTATCAAATGTTTTCTCTACTTTTTCAGTAGTTATCAGTGCGATATCTGTACTTTTAATTACTTGTTTCATATCTATAAATCATTTGTATTAATTAGAAATTCACTATCAAATCTATAATTCTGATTTGTTTCTCCAAATGTTACAGAAACTGCCCCATTTGTTTGAATTATCAAAGCTAAGTTTCTGAAATTTGTACTTGCACCATTACCATACCTTCCTGTAATACCAAATACTGTTCTCTGTTGTTCTTCGTCGGGTCTAAACTCTATTGGCAGTTTCGCTAAATGACAAAAAGGGTTCCATGATACACTTTCACTATAGGAGCTTAAAGAAACTCTTAATAAAATTTTATTGCCGATTCTTTTATATTTAACATAACCAGTTCCACCATTTAGTAATGGTAGAGTTTGCCAGTTACTTTGAGTTGGACTATACCTAATTTTTTTCTCTAAAGGATCAAGTTCGAAGCCATCACCAAAAGACAATTCATCAGTTACTTTAAATATTTCAGTAGATGAAGAATCCTTTATAGAGACAGTACCTAATTCAGCTAACTTTGTCTTTTCTTTCTGGGTAAAATCAGCGGACGATAAACCTTTCCCTTCAACTTTATCGACTTTTTTATCAAACTCATCAGAGTGTGCATCTTCATCAGTTAAGTGATTTTCAATAGCTTCCGAATCCGCTTTTTCATCTAATAAATCGTCAAGACCATCAATTGAATTTGCTGGAATTGAATCATTTTTGTGCCAAAAAGAATCCCAAGTACTCCAAAATTGTGATTGTGTTGGTTTTAAACCAGTTTTAAACCAGTTTTTAATAGTGTTTAAATTTACTATTGCCATAATTATATGCCTTTAAATTGAATGTATGCAAGTGTGTAAAATGGCGGGCGATTTTCGTGTGCCTCATTTGAACCACCTGAAGATATTGTTCCATTGACAGGAAGTGACGGAATTACAAGTGTTTCTGAATCTCTTAAATAACTATTTTCGACGCCTTGTGGCGTTCTATCTGTAGAGCCATCCGGCCATCCATCACCATCGTCACCAATGTATTTTCCATTGACAGTTTTTGAACTAGTAGATAAGTTTTTTGTTAAATTGTAAGACGGTAAATTTTGTTTTAACAAAACAACTTCTTCTGTACCACCATTTTTCCCAACCTCATTATAATCGGTTTTTGAGGGATCTAATCCAACAACAAATCGCCCTCTTAAATCAACAGTACCATTTGAACCGTCACAAAGATGCCACCCTGTTGGTATTTGGTTTAAAGCGCCTGCATACATATCTACTTTGTCTAAATACAACCCCGAAGTAATTGGATAAGCTCTTTTAAATTCAGTCCACAATATTGCATCCGTGCCACTTCCAAAGGCTGCATGACGTTTATAATGAATTGGCTTCACTTCACCATCTTCAAACTCAGCTGAACTTATGACTTCAACAATCTTAATTTTACTTTGAAGTTCACCACCAACAAAAGGCAACAGCTCGCCGTCCCAATAAATAACACCATCACTGACATTATTACTGGTCTGAATGCATCCTTTGACAATTGATTTTGTACCAACCAATTCACCAAAGGCTTGAAAAATATCATAAGCTTCTTGCATATGTTCCAAAGTTTCCGTTTCAAATGGAAAACCCCCTATGTGACTGAAATCTGTTTTATTCATATTCCTACTATTTTATAACGTTTAACGCCTTCTCTGTAAAATTCAATGAAAGCTTCTAATTCAAAAATTTGTGATCCTACAATACTTGTCGGTGCAAATACGATAAAGTCAACACCCGTATCAGAATAATCAGAAAAAGAATGAATGAATATTTTACCCAAATACTGAGGTTTTTCTTCTGCATTTGTATAAATATATTTTCTTAAATAACTATTTCCATTGCCGATATAGATCCTTCTTAAGCTACCATCAAAATGATCATTCAAAGACTTTCGTAACAAACAAACCTGCCCATTGTGAGCCAATTTATACAGTGCTTCATTTCGAGCCTTAAACCAATTATCATAAATGGTTTTTAGGGGACTAAATGCAGTTTTTACAAATGCGGCGGTCACCTGTTTTCTCAAAAAGGTTGGCTGCAACAGCAAAAACAATTTTTCAAAATTTATATTATACCACATAACTGATATTATCAAAATTAACCACCTGAAAATATCCACTTTCAGGAATCCGTTTCACATCAATTGGATTTGGCAATCCATAACCCTCTTCTGTTATGTGACTTGTAGAAGCTTCAATTAAATGAGCTGTAATTACGCCATCAACCAATTGGAGCTTGTCTGTCAAACTTTCAAGCTCTAATTCACCATTAAAAGGCAATTCTTTCATGTATGCCTGGATGGCTTCTTCTACAGACTTAACGCCCGTTAAAATACTCACCCCATTCGCATCTAAAACCAAAGGATTTCTATAAATTCTTAAATTCAAAAACAACCGATCATGAAGGTAATTAATGACTCGAACTCTAGTACCTGAATATTTTATTTCTTCAAAATAAGCTTCTACACTCGTTTGAGCTGAAGCACTAATAGGCGCTAAAACTCCATTGGTTTCACCCGCTATTTTAACAATTACGGTGCCCTGAACATCACCTTCATTTACTGCTGCATACTTTATAATTTTGGAGGCTTCTATTTGTTCAGTAGTCGAACTCGAATTATCAAATTCATCAGAATCGGTAATCAAAGCAAATCCATATTGAAATTTCAAGGCCATGAATCGATACCAAGGAAGGCTTCCAGATTTTTGATTGTACAGCTGATCTTCAACTTCTTTTTGGTGCTGATTAAATAATTGCTCTAAAAGGAATATTGAAAATGAGAGAATATCAAACAAAATATTTTCAAAGCTCACCAATGAAAATTGCTGTTCAAAGGTCAAGTTTTCCGTTAATCCATAAGCACCTGAAATAACCTCATTATTGATAAATGAAGTTGTGATCTGATTTTTTATTTCTATTCGTGTTCTCATGCTATTATTAATGTATCTGCAATTCCCATTGCACCAATGCCAAAAGTTTCTAAGGCCTGTATTTCACTGTGACCAATATTTGTTGAAGGCTCATTAAACTCATTATAAGAAGCCACAACGCGTAAATTTGTGACTTCAGTAGGAATTACAACCAAACCTTTTGCAACGTCATCTGTAATGCTTATTCCGTTCAATAAGGCCATTTTTAAAGCATTCTCAAATGAGCCTGTCAGTTGTGTAACCTTATCCAAAAAACTTTGACCCTGTTTAACTTTCATAATGCGCTTCAATTTTAATTCGATTTGTATTATATAGGTCCAGGTTCGTGATCTTTAACCCATCTACTGCAAATTGCTCTCTAATTCTGTGACGATATTCTAATAAGTCACTGCTTAACAAAATATCTTCAATTCCAATTCCTAATAACGGATTGCCTTTAAAATCATTAGGATGACCTAACAACAAAAAAGCCTTGTTTTGCTGAAGCGTGTCGCCAATCACCAAACCGCTTACTATTTTACCGTCCTGGTCCCTTTTCACATCGATCTTCAAATCGAGTACAGTACCTACATCTTTATAATCTACAAATTGAATCGCTTTATCTTTCATGTCAATGTGCCGTTAAAAGTTCCAGACACCGCCCCATTTGGAGCTATCAAACCACCTGTATAATTAATATCAGCAGCTTTCACATACGTATCAATCGAATCTGATAATCGAGTCGCAAATTCTTCTATTGAAGTTTCTTCACGTTTCATCATGTCATTCATGATTTGAATGATGTCATTTTTTAAATCTGTCTTATTTAAACTCATTTTAAACCTATTTTAATAGCTTTTTAAACTTCAATTCTAACTGATTAATCAAAGCTACTGAATCGGGTAAAGCAGTCCCACTAGGTCCAGCAGGTGTATAAACTTTAAACGATTTCAACAACGTGGTTAAATCTTCAAAAACATCAACCAATGAAGCTTCATTATTTTTTATTGAAACCTTCTTATCTGTGCTGTCAATTAATACTTCCAAACCATTTTGGGAATATTCTACTTTTTCTACTTCATCAAACTTCACGACTGTCAAATTATTCAAATCAGTCGTTAAGCTCACCATAACAACCGTACTATCAATTTTAGGGATCAACCTCAAAAAGTTAGATCCACGGCTAATAGTCGCTTGAAGCTTCACATCAGAGACAATCAAACCACTTTTAAGTTTCACCCTACAATGATCTGTATCTACTGATACCACAGTCCCTGTTATGGGTAAAATTAAATCCAATCCAACCACTTCACGCAACCGTTTTTTTAATTCAGATGCTTTATCCATCACTTAATTTTATACTTGGTGTAATCGTACGTTTACCGCCCGATTCACTCAAATTAGTGACCACCGATGCCACATAATAATACCCTGTTTTATTTGGGTAATCTTCATCTTTAATACGTGCCGAATACGTTGGTTTTACAAATGGTATCAACCACGTATCAAAACTACCTTCATAGCCTGCTGCATTACTTTTAAGTAATTCTACATCTGCGATTCTTCGCATCGATGCTTCATCCATCGCCCCAACTTTTAGAGTTACTTTATTACCGCCCGTGGTCCCTGCTGTCACCTTGTGAACAGTGCCTTTCAAATCTGTGCTTTCAATCGTGATTTCAACTTTAGAATCTAACTTATTGTCAAATTCTAAAGATGAGTTTTCAACGTTTTTTTGCATCGAATAAAAGACTTCGCCACCTTTTTCAACATAGGGGGGGTGAATATGTAATTCCTTCAATTTCGTATTAAAATAAATATTAGCTTTCGTTTCTGATTGAATCTTTTTTAAAACATCATAACCTGTCGCTTGGTGAATTGTGAACTTTTCATAATTAATGTCATACGTACATTTCAAACTAAAAGAGCTGTCAATTTGATCAATTAAATACTGTCCGATTTTTGATAAAGACGTTGGTTTCAATTCAATGTCGGGAATCCCAACTCTAAACAAAAACAAAGCATCTTCACAAACTATTTTCAAAGAACTATCGTTATTAGTAATGTCTTGGATATAGCCGGTAAACTCGGTTTCCAAAACACCATCATAACCCATTTTTATAACCACTTCAGAACCACGAATCAATTTATTTTCAAAATTTAAAACCTCATTCATTACGGCTTCTGGTAAAACAATTGTGGCTGTGTCTGCTAAATTTTCAACTGAAGAAAACACTTCACATTCAGCGAGCATCCCTAACTGGTAGCCTTGTCCGTTTGTCTGAAATTCTATGTTCCAATCTATGTTTAGCATGATCTTATTTTTTAAAAAAACGCCCGCCTAAACAGACGTTTTTCAATAATAATTACTTTTTGTTTTCTAAGAAATATCTGGCAATAAAAATTTTGATCCTAAACTTGCAACTTGAAGTTTTAAAGTTGATTTGTTTTTACCGATTAAATTATGATATCGCTGTACAATTTCATTTGGAGGTATAAGAACGGATGTAATAGTGTTTTTTGTTCGTTCATACTTCTTTGAAACTTTTAATCCAGGATCCTCAAAACTTCTATAATCATAGATACTATAATTAGCATCTTCTAAAGAAGAATTTGAGAAAACAATCACATTGCTCTGAACATCGATTTGATGCTCTAAATACGGTATTTCAAATTCCATTTGAAACGGCATTTCTACACTTACCAAAACTATTTCTGTATCAAAACAGTCCATAGAATCGGGGATTGAATTTTGGACTGGGTCGGCGGTAGTTATTCCGAATCCCACTAAACTTATCATTCCGATAAGTAAAGTAAAAAGTCCTGCTTTCGCTTTCATATTATCTTTAATCATTTATGTCTAATAATAATTTGTAATCAAAATCGCTGTAAGCTTTAATTTCATAAGCTTGTACATTTTCACCCTTTGTAAAAGGAAAACTAAATTCTTCTATTACTATATGGTTGATCCCTAACAGCTGTAAAGGTTCACACTCAACCCCTATTCTTTTGGCGGCCGTTAGATACACTAACAAAGACTGAAAATCGTCTTTTGGATAGCAATCTTCATTAGACCCTTTCAAAATAGAACCAATCAATACACCAGTGATTGTAATCTCATAATCGTCTTGAGTCCAACGTTCTTTGATCGATCCCCCTATTGAAACACCATTATTTTGTTTCATCTTGGCCACATTTCTACGAATGATCGTGTTTTTTCCACTAATATTAATTAGTGGTTCGTACGGCAGCAAAAACCGTTGTTGTTTTGTTGATCCATTGGTTTCAACTTCAACAATTAGAGTCAAAGGAAAAAACTGTTGATCCTTTGGGGTCGGCGCGTCTGCTTTCCATAAATCACCATCATAACCACCTTCAGCATGATCTATTTTTTCTTTATTGATTAGAGGCAAAAAAGGTATTGGCGGCAATACGTGTTTGGCCAACTCATTTTGAATCGCTTCAAAACGTGGAATTGACTCGGTGACTTTAGAACCAACCAACGAAGCGAATAATATGTCTGTTTGATCAAATACCATTTAACTTCCTGCTGTTGTGGCTAAAGCCAAGGTTCGTAAGAGTGCATCTGTTGTTTGGTCTTGCATCTGTTTTGCACTGTCTTTAAAATCGTTTCCTTTAATATTGACCGCTTCTATCAATTTATCTAAATTAATAGTGATATAATTATGTTTTGTACCGCCTGTAGCAATCGATTTATTTGTTTTTAGAGGGTCTTTGTTTGGGTCTTTAGTAATAGTTTCTCCAGAATTAAGAACACCGGGCAAATTTGGAACTGCAATCCCTGAAGGATTTTCAATTTCTGTTTTCACCTTCCACTTTATAGATCCTGCTGCTTTTTGAAATTCATCCTTTGACTTAATTAAGGTCGCTGCCACTTTTTTCGCTTGGTCTATAACAGCTAGTTTACGAGCTTCAGTATCAGCTTTGATTTTAGAAATCATATTTTGATTTTCGCTACTATCACCAAGTCCAACAGCTTCCTTAAATTTAAACCAACCTAATTTGATCAGATTAATCCCAACCATTATAGCATTGACAGCAGTCATAAAATATAACTTTACAGATTGAGAATAGGCTTTAAATAAAAGTTTTGCGCCATTAACCGTATGTTTCCAGGCTTTGCCCCAACCCTCTGTTTTTGAAATCACCAAAGCAATTGCAGCAACAATAGCGATTATAATTACTGGGATCAAAATTATAGGTGAAAGTGCCGCATTTAAAAGCCATTGTACACCTGTCCAAACAGTAGTTGCAGTACTGACAATACCAGCCCATAAAGCTTGCATTTTTGTAGCATTGGTAACAAATGAAATAATTTGACCAAAACCGCTAAAAATTGGAATCAAATTACTAATATCAAAAGCAACCGAACCTAAAACAGATGCATAACCCATAAGGCCACCAGTTGCATTAAACAAACTAATTTTAAAGTCATCTATTCTGGCAGTAAGTCTTGAATTTTTTTCAGCTTGTGATTCCATCACAATTGCCGCTTGCTCATAAGCTGTATTGGTGCCTGTAATTGCTGTCGTTAAACGTTCAGCTTCATCGATTCCGCTAATCATAGCAATGGCGGCGTTGCTGTTTTCTTTACCAAATAATTTAGTAACCAAAGCCTGATCATGCATGATGCCACGTAACGGCTTTAATCGATCCGATAACGACTTATTTTTGTCCGTTAAACTCGAAATACTGATCCCTGCTGAAGCCAATTCTTTTTGAACATCTTTTGGTAAAAAACGCCCCTGAGCCAATGAAGCCATGACGTTACGTAATGCAATACCACCTTCAGCGCCTTTTTTTCCTGCTTTGTCTAAAACTTGAATATATCCATTTGTTTCTGAAAAATTAACATTGGCCGTTTTTGCTGCCAAACCTGCATTTTCCAAAGCTGATTTTATTTGAGGCAGTTCAGCAGATCCTTCTTTTGCACCTGCCGCCATAATGTTCATCATGATTCCCATCTGCTCACTCGCTTTAATAGGGTCATCCGTGGAAATCTGATATTGATTCATCGCTGTTGTCAATACTTCAGTAGCAGCGGTCGCATCACCGCCCATTGTTTTACTCAGTGTACTCACATGATTCCCCATATTTTGTAAAGCCCTTGGAGCCTTCGCTATTTCTGGATTAAGTTGAGACAGTATCAACTTATACGATTCCACGCCATCAGCAGCTTCACCGCCAAATGTTTTGGCATTATCACGAGCGTAACGCTCGATCTTTTTTAGGCCGTCACCCGTAACATCTGTAATTGCGGACAGATCAGCTAGCGAGGCATTTAATTTGAGTCCTGGGGCGTTTAAAGAGTCCAAACCTTGGGATGCAAACTGTATATTTTGAATGAAAGAATTTAAGCGAAGCCCTCCGAGTTTAGAATTGATTTTATCAATTCCAGAAGAAAACTTAGTACTTAATTTTTTAATTCGATCTTGAACACCATTTAAACCTTTATCTAACTTAAAAACAGATGCAGTCACTTTGTCTGCATCTGATCTGAATTTAAGAATGTAATTTAATGTACTGCTCATAGTCTTTATGTGTTTCAGAGTCTGGATTTTCCAGACCTCTTACAAACTGTAATTCTCTTACCAATTGTGCCCATTTCTCAGTATCGAGGCCGTCAGGGTCTTGAATATTAAAATAATATCTAAGTTGTGCGTTGCTAATTCTAATAAATTGATCAAACGTTACTTCAGCGGCCTCTAAAGCTTTTCCACATCTATTTTTGCAAACTCCAAAAGCAGAGAAACTTCTGCGGACATCCCTAAGAAAATATCTTCATTCGTCAATACTTCAGCGTCACCATCCAACCAACAGGCTTTCAAAAGTGCCTCATTGAATTTCAAAGGATCTTTAATCGTACTCACAAAACTCATTTCTTTTCGCTTCGGTTTTCTGCAATAAACAGCCTTTCCGTGTTTTTCTGATTTGAATTTAAAAACATCACCGTGTTCTTTTTTCCAATTTTTAATTTGATCTTCTGTAGCTGTAAACATTAGGCTTGGTTTTTAATATTAAGGCAAACAAATGGCAATGCAATTTCTTGAAATTTGTCACCTTGTTTAATATCTTTTGCGGCTTCAGTAAATCTAATTCCTGAACATCGGTCAGTGGTGATTGCATCACCATTAGAAGGATTTCCGTAAGCAAATAAGGCGTCGAGGCTTAAGCTTAAAACAGAACCTTTGCCTGCTTTAACCAATGCTTCATATTCACTCTGAAGAACCATGATTTCACCTTCATAGGCAATGTTGCCGCTTTGAATCGAATGAGGTTCACGCCCTTTTGCATAGACCGCCTCCCTTTCAATTTTTTCTGTATATTTCACGGCTCGAATGCCTATAATGTCACGACCTCCTAATATTAAAGTAAGATCCGCCCACTCGTATTGTCTTGAATTGAATGCCATTTATTTAGTTATTTAAAGTTACAGAATACCCTAACAAAATGTTAAACCATCGGGCATAGCCTTTTGGTCTAACCTTTAGGGTCAGTTCAATTTTGTTTGTTGTTGCTACGTTATTGATAGTGTCAAATTTTGCTTCGACTCCAAAATCGTTTTTATTGGTAGGATCGATAGACAATTCTCCGTTAACGGTCATTTGTTCGGCAATTTCACGTTCAATGTTGCCTTCCACAGTCTTAGCAAAAAATGGTGTAATAGTACCGTCATTGTTCAAATCAAAATCCGTCAAAATTTCATTAGATGCAATTTTATGAGCCAATCGATACGCCTTGTCAATGACTTCACGCAACGGGATCTGATTATAATCGTCATTCGTTGGGTTGGTCGCTAAAGGGTCGTCTGAAATGTAATAGCCCGACTTTCTAACGTGCGTTCTAAATGTGATATAACCCTTATCATGAAGCGAAGCCACATCGTAATCTTCTACCGCCTTATCTAAGATAAAGGCGGTCAAATTTTCTAAAGGACCTGTTTTTACTTTTCCAGAGCTTTCGTGGACCTGAATTTTAGACCGACGGCCTGCAAGAATATGATTACTCGCTCCAAAGCTCGGCACGGTGCCCGTACGAGCTTTAGTGTCACCAATGAAAATTCCAACACGATTATCAGATCCTACTAAAAGTGTGGTCAAATCACCATGCACGCCTGTAAATGCATAGCCTTCTAAGACCACATAAAAAGGTGAAAATTTATTGGTCGCATAATTGGTTGCAACCAATTGAGCTTTCTGTTTTGCAAGAAAAACATCCGCATCCAAACCATCTGCAATAGTAGGAGAAAAACTCCCAAGTGGTGAATACTTTGTAAAGAGAGCTTTGATTTCACCGTTAGCCTTATCCAATAGAACTTCAACAGGTGCTTTTCCAGTGTCTACAACTACTGTAAACCAATCGCTTACTAATTTGGATTTATCGAAGCCCATTAGCCAAAGCTTAGTGCCTTCACCCGCTTCTTCATAAAACTCACGCAAACTGTGATACAGATTGTAATTATCTACACTGGCCGTTATGCCCAGTGCGGCCACTTCAGTCATATTTTTCACGCTGTACGGCGTGTTCAATAAGAAAGTGGTGGACACTGCAACAGCAGAAGCCAACAGTCCGTAAATACCATCCTCTGTAGATACAATTGTATCTAAATTGCCATTGTCAAATTTTATACTAATTCCTGGTAACATATATCTTTTTTTTAAAGGGTTCTATTCTTCTTCTTCAGATGAATTTCCTGAAGCTGAAGCTGTAGAAGTATTTTCAAATTTAGCTTTCAATTCTTCAATTCGTTTTTTACCTGCGACTTTTACTGATTTAGCCGTTTCCGTTTTCAAAGCTTTTTCAACAGCTTCAACCGTCTCCAACTTTTCAATAACTTTTTTTCTTATTGGAGCAGCCTGAATCACATTAAGTTTTGAATCTTTTGAATCATTAGCAGCTTCTTTTTTTGAAGATCCTCGCTTCACTTCTTTGACCGTTTTATCGGTTAAAGTTCGGGCGTGGTTCGCTGCATCTGAGGGAAAGAAAAATTTTTGTTGATCAGAAGTTTCGTAATAACTTTTTAAGTTCGAGTAATTTTTAAAGATGTTTTTCATACTAATTTTCATTTAAAATATTTAACTATTGTTAAGGTTTCTAATAGGGGAAATAGTTTTTTGAGTAGCCAAAAAATTTGACTCCTTAATAAAAAAACTATGATTCCCAAGATCCATATTGTTGGAATGCCTGTTTTTTTTGATACGCTTGATAAAAAATTACTTTCACTACTTTTTTGCGAACTTGACGCATTAGTACTTTGCGTTTTATCTTCAGTTGCACCAACTTCAACAGATCCTTCAATTTCTCGTTTGTGTCGATTGTAATTGATTTTGTAACTGTTAGTCCCTGAAGATTTTTGAAAATTCAGCTTTTCTAATATTTCATCCAGTCGAGCATCTAAAATTATGTCAGTAGATTTATCAGAACTGCTACTTTTCGGGACCTTAAAAACAAACGTGTCCTTAATGGCTCTGTTTTGTTTTATACTAACAATGCTGTCGTATTTCTCAACCGTTTCTTTTTCAGAAATCGATATTGTTTCAGTTTCTTTTTTCACGCTTTTTAAGGCTGTGCAAGAACTTAAAAACAAGATCAATAATATTTGAAATAGGTACTTCATAATGGGTTTGTAATTTCTATAGTTGTTCTGGGTGTATTTTTCATTACTTTATGAAATAATTCAACAGTAGCTTTACTGTTAGTAATGTCAGAATACCCATCATTATTCATGTCTTTAAGCTTCAAGCCTAAGGCAATGCAGCCGTTTAGTTCATCCCAAAAATTTGAGAGGTGTATCTTACATTCAGTTCTATTTGGAACATCCTTTAATTCGTATAAATCCTGTTTAAACGCTGCTGAATGTTCTAAAACCAATGGGTAACGTCCTTCAGGGATACTACTCTCATTTTTTTGGTTATTTCTGTTGCCACGTTCGAGGCATAAACAAGCGAAAATCGGTTGCCCTTTCTGATCCAAAACAGTAAACACTCCAAGTGTTTGGTTTCTATCGTTCCAAAGCCGTTGTATTTTTACCCGTTTCATTCTTTAGTTTTACCGTTCAACTGCTTAAATTTTTGAAGTTCAGACACCAACTCTCTGTTGATTTCCATTAGCTTCCTGTGACGTTCTTCCAAACTCATTAATTCTTCGATTGCTTTGTCCAATCGGCTTGACATATCGTCCAACAAGTCTTTGTAGTAACCTGCGCTCTTAATCTCATTGTCCAACTCCATCGATTTGATTTGCTGTTGATTTTTACGTCGAGCAAAGACCCAAGTGATTAGAGCTGTGAAAAATGAAAGTAAAACAGGTATTACAAATTCTTGTACCATTATTTTGATTTTAAAAGGTGTTGGTTCTTTCTGAACCAACACCTTTTTGGGTTATATGATTGCGCCTACATACTTTGCCTGGGCGGGCAATGCAATGAAATAATGGCGGTAATTCAATTTATTCACCTGATTTTCAGGATCATTTTGTGCAGCTGCAAAATATTGTTTTGTTAAACCTGTCTTTTTAGCAATGTTCGGTGTGTAGAACATTACAGACGCTTGTACATCTGTAGCTTCATTGACAGAACCAAACGCTTTTTTAGTTCCTGCGGCTGCAAACATTGGATTACCAACATATTGGTAAATTTGAAAACCTGCAATAACAGGGGCAACATCACCAGTTTTGTAATTCACTAAGGTGTTACCAAAGTTCTTACGATCTCTTAAAAGATCGTCCCAATGATCTGGGCATAAAACCATTCTTCTATTTTCAACAGGACATTCACCACCAGACTTTCCAAGTAGATTTTTTGCAGTTACTAAATCTTGATAAGTCAGTGTTTTACGACCGCCAGAAACCAATGGGTCCCCAGTAGCTAAGAGTACAGGTGTATTGACCGTATCAGCAGCGGGTGCAATAGCGTGTATTGCTTTCTTGTACTTGGTAGATGCAATTTTAACCGTGTGACCTTTGGTAATAACATCGATCTTTTCGTAAGAGCCGCCAATGATTTGATCATCAGATAATGTTGTCGGTTTCGTTTGGTACTTATCCAAATTGATCGTCACCTCGTCATCAGTGTACGCCTGAAGCGCAATTGGATAGGCCGTATTGTTGATCAATACATCCGGAGAAAACATTGATCTTGGAATGTGAATCGTATTCTTTTCAGATGCAGACCCTGCACCAAATTCAGTCACATCGACATCTAATTCTGGGATGCCTTCGAGCCAAGGTGCTTCATTGGCTGTGGTTAGATTGATAATAACTCTAGCTAACCATATTTCTGGAAAATTTGCTGGCATTTTTTTATTTTTTAGAAGTGAATAATAATTTGTACGCGTCAGGTTGTTCAGCTTTGAAAGCCAACTGAGCATCGTGTGATAACTTTTGGAAATCCTCTGGGGTCTTAACCTCAGTATTGCCATTCCCTTCAACCAATGCAGCTAAAGAAGCCTTTGCGGGAATACTAGCTAAAGTTGACGTTAATAGTGTTGAATTGGCAATTCCTAAGTTAACGAACTCTTCAACTTTATTTGCTGCAATTTTACCTGACTTCAAAGCCAAATCAACTTCAGCTTTGATCGCTGTAAGTTTTTCAGCTTCCTGAGCCGTCTTAATCGTTGACAGTGCCAATTGTGCGGCCGTTTTTTCGGTGTTCAATGCAACAATTTTTGCATTGACATCAGCAGCATCATGTTCTAATTCGGTAGCGGCAAAGCCCAAGGCAATAGCTGCTACGCTGGTTAATGTAATTTTCATATTTTCTTTTGAGTTTTGATTTTTTTCAGGTGTGGTTTTTTTTGGATCAACAGCCGATAAAGAGAGGCAAAGCTCTTGTATTTCTGTTTCCTTAATAAGTTCACCAGTTTCGGACGCATACAAGCGAATCGAATTAGCGTTACTCGGGATCGGTACTATTGAAACCTCGTATAGTTCACATTTTTTAAGTACCAATTGGTCGTTTATGAAAGATAAATCTTCACGATTAAAAGACACGCCCATAGAACATGAATTTATGAAACCACGATCAACTTTCCCTTCAATAGTGGTGACATTTTCATCTTCACTGTCAAAAATGGGATTCCCTGTAAGAACGCCTTTTTCCTTTTTCACATTTTCCCATTTGCCAAGTACATTACTGTTACTTGCATAATGAGAATTAAGCATAACAGGGTTTTTCTTGAAACGACTTAAACTGATTCCAGAAGTAGGAATAACGAAGCCATAACTATTAATTACAGCTTCATCATTAAAAATAAAAGTCTTTTTCTTTTTTGGCATTTAACTGTCTTTCTTGGTTACTTAATTGAATGGCAAATATTGGTCATAAAAATACTTCTTACAAAAAATTGAGAACTACATAAACACTTATGAGTAAACAGTTTACAGCTCTGATAACTAGGGTTACAGTTTTTATTTTAGATGGTCTATTTTGGGTTATTTTGCTTTAAAATTACTCTATGGGCCTTAAGAAAAAATCTGCTGAAGATTATGCGAAAATGCTGTACTTGGATACGTCTCAAAAGTTGACTAATAAAGAAATAGCTGAGCGTGTTGATGTACGACCTAACACCATATCTACATGGATTAAAAAGGGTAATTGGGAAAAACTTCGCAAGTCACTTATGGTAACGCGTCAAAAAATGGTTCGAGATCTGTATGACCAGCTCGAAAGTTTGAATGATAATATAAGAACGCGCCCTATTACTTATGAAATTCCAACCCATCTATTAAAGGGCACAAAATTGAAAGATAAAGATGGTAATGAATTTTTGTCATACCCATCTTATACAGATTCAGATTATCCCATTAAAATTGGAAATTTTGCAACTTCAAAAGAAGCCAACCAAATAGCGGTCCTAACAAAATCGATCAAACAGCTCGAAACAGAAACTTCACTAGCTGAAGTTTATGAAGTCACCACGAGCTTTTTGGATTACCTAAAGCCACAAGATTTTGATTTATACAAAACATTGATTCCAATTTTTGATGGTTTCATCAACTTAAAATTAAAATAATGGGCACGGTTGAAGATCGTAAATATTTAAAACTCTGGAATCAGTACCGTGACAATACGGCAAAGGCAACGCCTATTAATCTAAGCGAAACACCCAGTGAAAAACAAAAACGGATTGCCCATTTAGAAAAATTTCCTGAAGAATGGAAAAAATACTATTTTCCACACTACTGCACACACGATTCTGCACCCTTTCAAAAAAACTTATTCAAACGAGTTCTTAAAAATCCAGAGTGGTACGAGGTTGTTTCGTGGTCAAGGGAGCTTGGCAAATCAGTGACCGTTATGATCATAGTGTTTTTTCTAATTCTTACAAAGAAAAAGAAAAATGTACTGATGGTTTCAAGCACATTTGACAACGCCAAACGCTTGTTATTGCCCTACAAAACAGAGCTTGAATCAAACAACAGAATTATTAATGATTATGGCGATCAGATGTCCATTGGCAATAAATGGGAGGCAGGTGAATTTGTTACAAAATACAGAGCTTCATTTAGAGCCATTGGAGAAGGGCAAAACCCCAGAGGGACCAGAAACGATGCTGTGAGGCCTGATATTATCATTCCTGACGATATAGACAGCGACGAAGCCTGTCGAAATCCAGACAGAGTCAAAGCAATGGTGAAGTGGGTGATGGAAGCTCTCTATGCCTGTCGCTCGATTTCTGAGCCTCTTTTGTGGCTCGCTTGTGGGAACATCATAGCAAAATATTGTTGCATTACAGAAATGGCCAAAGTAGCTGACAAACACGATATAATTAACATTCGCAATAAAGATGGCAAAAGCTCGTGGCCACAAAAAAACACTGAAAAACTGATCGATCGGGTTCTTTCAAAAATACCGTGGAGCGCTCAACAAAAAGAATACTTTAACAATCCCATTTCTGAAGGCGATACGTTTAAGGAATTAACCTACAACAAATGCCCTAAACTATCAACTTGTGACCAAGTGATCGTATATGCAGATCCTTCGACCTCAAACAAAGACAGAGGTCGCAATAAACAAGCTTCCCATAAATCTGTAGTGATAGTAGGTTCTAAAGGCCGCAAACGGTATGTATATAAGGTTTGGGTCGAACAAACGAGCAACGCTAAATTTGTAGATTGGCTCTATGAAGCCTATTTGTTTTTAAAAGAAAACAACGTCGATACCAAACGCATTTCGATAGAGAATAACTCTTTGCAAGGTCCACATTACGAACAGGTTTTGTTGCCTTTAATTTATCAAAAAGCAGACATCTACGGGTTCACAATTCCAATAACAGAAGACAAACGAAAAAAGCCCGATAAATTCTTCAGAATTGAAGGCACTTTGGAGCCGCTTAATCGACTTGGAAATTTAATTTTTAACATCAAAGAAAAAGAAGAACCGAATATGATACGGATGCACGATCAAATGATTGGCGTGTCCGAAAAATCCACCGTAATGGATGGACCCGATGCACTCGAGGGGGCGTGTTGGTTGATTCAAAGTAGAATGATAAAAAAAGCAACGACTTACTCCTTTGGGTCCGTCGATTCACGAAGATTTTAAACTATGTTTTTACAAAAAACCGATTTACCAAGTACAATGTACAATTATCAATTAGAACAGATAACTGAAGGAAATGATGACATTATAGATGTGGCGATGGCAGCAGCTGAAGAAGAAGTTAGAAGCTATTTGTCAGGAAACCACAAAAAAGAATGGTTAGATGGGAGGCTGCAATATGATGTGGAAGCCATTCTTACGGCTTCTGGAACTGATAGAAATGCCCTAATTTTAAAACACGCCATTACCATAGCAAAATGGTGGATCGTCGAGTTGTGCAATGCCGACGTGATTTATGAGCAAACTAAAGAACGTTATGACCGGGCTATTAATTGGCTAAAACAATTGGCCAATGGTGAAGTGAATTTAAGCACATTGCCAACGCTTGATCCCGATTCTGAAGACGCAATTGAAAGAGAGCCATTTATTTATGGTTCAAGAAAAAAATTTAATCACGAATAGAGATGGCACGAAAAAATAATAGAAATAGAAGAAGATCCCCGCAACAAAAACAACAACAGACCTTTGCCGCCAATGGCAAAACAACCAAAGGCAAAGGCCCTAATTATGCGGCCACGGTTGCACCTAAAGCTGTATCCAGAACACGCCAAGATATTGCAACTTGGAATCGTGCCTTACGAATGACAAAACTGGAAGAAAATCCAAAATGGTTTTTACTGCAACAATTGTTTGATGAAATCTCTTTAGATGCTTTGTTGACTTCGCAATATAAAAACAGGAATTTGAAAGCTTTATCTGAAAGAATCGTCTTGAAAAAACCAAGCGGCGAAGTGGATGAAGAACAAACAAAAATTCTAAATAATGCACTTTTTACGAATGACATTAATCGTCATATTTTGGACTCTAAATATCGTATTCATTCATTGATCGAATTTTCATTTAGTGAAGAAATTGGAAAAGAAGATCAATTGGTTGTTGATTTAATCCCTCGTGATAATATTGACCCCTTAAATGGCGCGTTCTATCCAGATTACAGTGAGGACAAAAAAATATTTTACCGAGAAGTAAGCGAATACGGAACGTGGCTTTTAGAATTTGGAGAAAAAGGAAACTTAGGGCTCTTGAATAATGCGGTGCCTCATGTCCTATTTAAGAGATTTGCACAAAGCTGTTGGAGTGAACTATGTGAAATATACGGCATCCCTCCGAGAGTGATGAAAACAAATACACAAGATCCTGGAATGGTCAGGCGTGCCGAAACAATGATGAAGGACATGGGCGCGGCGGCTTGGTTCATTATTGACGAATCTGAAGAATTTGAGTGGGCTAAATCTGTGAATACGAACGGAGATGTGTATAAGAATCTAATTAATTTATGTGACAATCAAATATCGCTACTAATTACTGGAGCTGTCATTGGTCAAGACACCCAAAATGGAAGCCGATCCAAAGATCAAAGCGGCCAAGAAATGCTTCAAACGTTAATCGATAGCGATTTGCGTTTTTTAGAGCAAAACTGGAACTCAACCGTGATACCAGCGCTCGTTAATTTAGGCGTTCTAAAAGGTGAATTGACGTATGGCTATGAACAAACTGAGGATATTGAACAACTCTGGAAAATGACAAGCGAATCCTTGCAATATTTTGATGTAAAACCTGAATGGCTGCAACAGAAATTCGGCATCGAAGTGATCGGAAAACGAGAAGCACCAAAGCAAAACACTTTAGGTTTAAATCTTGACGGACTTGACCCTTTTTTCGTGTAAGCCCTGAAGTTTATTTTGGGGCATTTCATAGTCGTTTAGACTTCTTGTATGATTGCAGTTGCAGCCATTGTAAGCACGAAAAACAAACGCTAAACCTGTCATTGTCCGATAACCTTAAACCGTTATTAAAAGCAGTTGAAACAGCATTTAAAATGCTGCACAAAAAAGGAACTTACAAGCCAGAAGATTTAGAAAAAGTACCTGAGTACAAAAAAATCATTCGATCAACGGCTAAAATCTTAAATGATACACTGAAAGACAACCAACTTTCAAATGAACTCATTGGCCGATTAGAAAATGACATTTTTCTATTTTCTTCTCTCAAAACTCATGCACAACTTTTTGAAGCTTCCAGGCTTTTATTGACAAAAGACAAAACGATTAAATCATTTTCACAATTTTCTAATGATATTTCGAAAATAAAAAAGAATTATAACGAAAATTATTTAGAAGCCGAATATGATTTTGCCGTTGGAGCCGTGCAAATGGCCGAACGTTGGGAATCCTTTGAAGATGGTGACAAATATTATCTACAGTACCGAACGGCCAATGATGACAGGGTTCGTGACAGTCACAGAGTTCTTCACGATATTACACTACCAAAAAGCGATCCATTTTGGGACTCCTATTTTGCGCCAAATGGGTGGCGTTGCCGTTGTACCGTTGTCCAGGTCTTAAGCTATCTGAATGATAAAAGTGATCCAAAGAAAGCAATTGAACTTGGTGAAAAAGCAACGACGAAGCTCGGTAAAAAAGGTGAAAACAAACTAGCTATTTTTCGATTTAACCCTGCCAAACAAAAAGTGATTTTTCCGCCAAAGCATCCATATAACAAAGTTGTTGGAGCTAAGGCAGTGAAAGCTACTGTGAAAAAACAGATCAGTGAAAAAACAAAAACCATTAGGAATGAAGATGATTTAACTGACTATTTTAAATCCTTTGCGAAGAAAAACCCTGATTATTTTGCGCGTTCATTTAAGTATGTTACAACTACTCGAAGACGTGGCGTTAATGGATATACGGGCATGAAAGGTGATATTTATTTGAAAAAAACAATCATGAATAAAGTGATTAGTGGAATAAATAATATTAATAAAGGGAGAAAAACAACTTATTTACAAGAACAAGCAATTTCAACCTTACATCATGAAATTATGCATAATGCAAACAAAATTGGTTATGTTGATTTGACAAAAATAGACACTAGATATATGGAATTAGCAAATGAATTTGTATCCAGGAAACGCCTGCCAGAGTTTATGAAATCTATGGGCGGAAAATTGGAGAACACAGAACTAATGAATGATCGAGGTAATACGGGTTATAATACAATGGTTAGGAATTACGATCAACTAATAAAGTTTAGTAAAGCTAATAAATCAAAAGTTTTGGCAGATGTGGAAAAGCATCTATTAAATGAAACTTATAGTTTTCAAAAAATAGGTTTAGTTGATGCTATTGTAAATAATTCTAAACTGACTAAAAAATATGTAACGGAGTTTGTACGCTTAGCATTGGTGCATGAAGAGTATGGGTATAGTGAGCTATTGAAGTTAGATAAAAAATTAATAAGCAAAAACAAGTAATTCCTCTTTGAACTGTTTATAAACTGCTTCTTTTAATTTAGAATCATTTGTCAGTTCTGAGAGGTCTAAAAAATCTTTAATTCGAGTTTCTATTGAAATAATTTTGTTGTACTGATCAGCAGTTTCCGAAATACCAAATTCACCAACAATAATGTTGGGGTCTGTTGTTAAATCAAAAATTGTTGACTCTCTAAGATTTTGATTAGAAAAACTCATAATAACAAAGATACAAAAAAAATTAAATATGGATTCTAAATCGTTTTTAAACGAAATTTTAAAAGATGTTGAAGTCGATTTGACCCAAGCGTTTGATCGTAATTTTGAGCGTAAAAGCTTCTTCAATAAAAAGTGGAAAACCACCAAACACGCCAATAGTAGAGGATCTCTATTACTGAGGTCAGGGCGTTTGAGAAAAAGTATAAAATCGTCAACCAAGACTGGAAAAATCAGTTGGAGTAGTAACTTACCCTATGCGAGCATTCATAACGAAGGCGGTGAAATTGTGGTGACCGCAAAAATGAAAAGCTTTTTCTGGGCCATGCACTACAAGTCTAGCAATGCTGTTGTTTTTAATGTCAGAAAGAAAAAAGCAGCAAACACCAAAAGAAACAGGTCACTTTCTGCTGAAGCTTCTAAATGGAAAGCAATGGCACTTATGAAAGTCGGCACTAAAATGAAAATTGAAGAACGGCGTTTCATTGGCTTTGATCCTGCTGTTGAAATGCGAATTAAAAAAGTAGTGGATCATAACTTACAAAATCTTAATAAAGAAATACTTAAAAAACTTAAATAGATGAAAGCACTAATTAAAAACATTCAAACGAGATTAGCCACTTTAACAGACCTTAAATACGTAGATGAAGATTGGGGTCAGTTAGACTATTTCAGTCCAAATTTTCCTGTGCAATGGCCTTGTGTACTCATAGATATTACCAATGCTGAGTATTCAAACATTGGTCGAGACAAAAAAGTAATTCCAATTGAGCGCCAACAAGCTGAAGCGGTGTTTAGTTTTACTGTTGCAAATTTGAAGTTAACCAATACATCTGCAAAAGCGCCAGTGACTCAAAAAGATAATGCTTGGAGCATTTGGGACCTCATTGAAGAAATTCATAAAAAATTACAAGGATTTAATCCAGAAGTATATGCAGGTAAATTAATTCGTACGGGATGCGTGAGGGTTAAACGTGACGATGGTGTCCAGGAATATACAATTACGTATAGTTGTGGTTTAAACGATGTTTAAAACATCTGAAGCTGCTGTTCTTCAATGGCTGCAATTTCTTTGAGTTCTTTAACCACGGGCGTGGCTAGAATTATATAAAGTGTTTTTCGTGAAATGTAAAAACGTGGGTAAATGTGTTTGCGCCAAATTACAATTACAGGAATATCTTCTGTTTTTTTTTCATTATATAAGTCCAAAACGTCCTTGTAGCGTAGCAGCTTGTTTTTTTTGATCCCTTTTTTTTGATTCGGACTCATTGGCATATTACGAATTTATAAAAAATAGATTGGTTTTACAAATCCAATTGTTAAAAGCTCTGATTTTTAAGTGTCCAAAAGTTGTTGAATTTTTGAAATCTGAAAACACCAGTATTTGCTAAATAAATATCGTTGTTTTTAAAACTCAAAACATCAACTTCAGTTGAGTTTGTATAAAATACCCGTTTCCACGTTGGAAATATGTCTAAAAATCTGAAGCTTCCAACTTCGCTAAATGCTATTTTTTTTTCTCCAATAATTTCTAAATCAGGATTCCCACCCTCATAATACACTTTAAATTCAACAGTCAAGCAATTTTGATCACATCCATAGGATTCGATCTTCTGTTGTTGATCTTCAGGCAGATCCATCTTAATATAATTGTATCTAAGAATGCGGCCTTTTTTATAAGTTTTAAGCTCATAAAACTGAAAATTTGTTTTAGATGAAAGGGCAATGTCATCAGCAAATTGACGCGCTGAGAGGCTGTCTAAATTGTTTATTTTCTGAATAATTTCTTGAACTTCGCTTTCACTGGGTGTTTGAGCTGTCAAACTAAAACAGGAAAATAATAAGGTAATAAGTAGGGCTTTTTTCATGAGACAGAGTTTTTGATAAAGATATAAAAAAAATGAGATATTATTTGTTCATGAAATCTTTCCAATTACTTTTAACTAAATACAGCAAGAAAAACCCAATTAGGAGCGGTACAGTTATGTCTAAGGCAGATCTTATAGGAATATCGTTATCTATGCAGTAGATCGTTGTGATGCCTCCGTATATAGCAATGATAACTAAGATTGGAATTATTTTCTTAAATTGTTCCATAATTAAACCCCGAGTTAAACCACTCTCCAACAGTAGCATAATTACTATACCTTATGGTGAATAGTTTTCCCTCAACAAATATCATAAAAAATGTTCTTAAACGAAAACGAGTTAGAAGTAATTGAGTCTAGAATAGAGTTTATAGATATACTTAGTCAGCTAATGCACTTCAAGTCAAATATACCAGAATTAACTAAGGTTTATGAAGATAAAAAACAAAATTTTATTGAAAGTATCAACAAACATAGTAATAAAACAAGAGCTCAAATTATAAAAGAGGCTGAATTAGCCCAGACGAATAGACGAATTAATGGACTTCCATTATTAATTTATCAGATGACACTAATTCATGCTGTGACGTATTTCGATGTGTTTTTATCAAAAATCACTACCTTGTTATTGAAATCTTTCTGGCAATCTTTGAAAACTAAAACAAAGAATTTAACTTATGAAGAGTTACTTTCATTTGATTCTATAGAAGATATTAAAAATAATTTAATCAAAAAGGAAGTTGAGGTATTGGGCCGTCAAAGCATCAAGGAAAGAATTGAATATTTAGAAAAAAAATTTAATTTAAACTTTAAATATGTCAGCGTAAATGAAAAAAATGGACTCTTTTTTAATGAAATAGTAGAGATTTATTCTGCAAGAAACTTAATTATTCATAATAATTCAATTGTTAATGAAACTTACCTAAAATTGAACTCAGCATCTAATTATAAGTTGGGTGAAAACCTGAAAATTGACGCAAGTTATTTAACCAATTCTTTGCATCGGCTATTAAAAGCTTGTCACGAAATTACTAATGTTTCTGTAAAAAAAATAAATGAAAATTATAAAGACAATTAAGGAGAATAAAATGGAAATTAAAAACATGTATATTTAGCTAATTAATCTATACTTATCCTATACAAAACGCTGGTATGGATTTAAAAATAACCCTCAAATCATTAAAACCATGGAAAAATTTCATCAATCAGTTAAAGCGACTTTATACGAAAGAGCAAAAAAACCATTTACAGGAACATTTATTTTGGCATGGATTGCTAGTAATTGGAAAATATTGGTTGCTATCTTGTTTATCAACGAAGAACACCTACACGGCATCACTCGAATTGACTATATTGAAGAACTTGAACTTATAGAGTCCACTAATTTGTTATGGAAGCCACTCGGATTTACAGTAGTGGCCTTAGTGCTTTTTGGCACACTCAACATACTTGCTTCTTGGCTTGTTGTTCAATTTAAAAACTATCAATTCACACATATAGACAAGCGAACCAAAATTGATGCAACCGATTATGGCAAATTGTTGGATGAGTTAAAAAACATCAAAGACAAATGGGCAAAAGAAATTGAATCCATTAACACAAGTAGAGCTAATTTGAGTAAATCTAATAATAATTATGATGAGGAAAACCAGAAGCTCAAATATGAAAAAAATGAACTTAAGAAAGCTTTAGATCAATCTGAAAATAAATTAAATTATTTGCGTTCAAATGCAGATTCATATTTACTCACTATGAGAAAGGCTTCAGAAATATTAGATAGATATATAGAAGACCATGGAACTATTAGTAGAGGTCGACCACTTTCCAAGATCATTAATAATTTACAAAAAAGCAAGAGTTTAGATGAAATAATACTGGGTATCAATACAATATATGATGATTTTAGAGATAAACCAGCTCCGAAAAGTCCCTAACTTTGAGCCACGAACAACTTTTTGAATAAGACAAAAAAATAATCGCTAACAGTTTCTATGACGTAGCTGCGCTTCGCATAACTTGGTGTTGGCGGTAATTAAAAAAAACTATGAATGAACCTAGAGTATAATGAATTAATCAAATTAGTTGAATCATATAAGCGGATTACTAAAATTGTTATTATAGTATTCGACGATCCTAATTCTGACACGAAAAATATAATTTTAAGGAATTTTATATCAAAATCACACTCACTGTTAAATAGCATAAATATTCTCTTGAAAGAAGATCAAGAAGGCGAAGCTATGGCATTATATCGTCTTATAATAGAACGGTATTTCTATCTTGAACATTTAAATAAAAAAAATAGTTACCAAGCATTTAAAGACTGGTCTTTTATTAAAACATTTGAATCTAGAAATAAAACAAGAAGTAGCTCTGAATTTAATAGCACAAAAACTAGAGAATATTTAATTGACCAAAAAGAGCAAGTTGAGAAATATGAAAAACTAAAAAAAGAAAAAAAAGAATGGGAAGAACCTAAGATTGAGAATCTCGCAAAAGAATTGAATCTATCGTTTCTTTATAGTTTAGGATATGATTTAGGGTCTTCATACATTCATCCAAGAGCTGATGAAGGGTTTTGGGATGCTTTAAGAATTGTTAAAAACGAAAAGATAGTTGAATTTAAACGGAACAATATTCTTAAAAACTCAATTTTAATGGCAAATAGCATATTGAGTGCAGCTGTAAAACACTCAGATATTAAATTTGATAAACATTTAAATTATTATTGTAAATCTATTTTTGAGTATTTAAATAAAAATGAAAAATCACCAAATTTGAAAAGTATTGAAAATTTATTTTGTATAAGTACGATTATTGAAATGGAAAAAAAACTACCGCCAACACGAGGTTGTAAAACATAGCCGATTAAGGCTTGTCTTTACACCAAAACTTATGCGGTTTAGCAATCGGTTCGCCACACTTAGGGCAGTATTTATTAGGCAACGATTTTACAACAACGGGTATAGTTAATGCTTGGTTTACTGCTTGGTCATAGGCAATCAGCAAGCTATCTATAGCCGTTCTTAATTTTAAATGTTCAGTAACGGTATATTCACTTGCTACTTTTGCAAAATCTTGTCTTGCTTGCTTTAGGTAATCTTCAAATGTTTGTTCCATAATTTATTTTCGTTTAATTTAATCGCACTAACCATACCCAAACCGTATT